GCCGCCACTTCTCCTGCGGCTGTGCTTGATGTTCCTGTTACAGTTTCACCAACTGCAAAGTCACCGTCTGTGACCATTCTCAAAACTTTTGCATCGTGATTGTAGTTTACCACTGTTGCGGTTACACCACTGGTTGCACCTGTAACAGTTTCACCTTTTCTGAATTTTTTTGCTGGCTTTGTGGTAAATTCTAAACGTGCCATATCTAACATGGTGTCATCACGTTGATGAGGTAATTCTAATACATCACCACTCATTAATTTTCTACCTAATATGTTGATCATTTCATTTAAATGAAATGTCATATAAATGGTATCGTTGGATAAAAATGCACCAAACTGTGTTAAATCAAAATCTGAATCCTGTACCTGATATACACCACGCATGTCATATACGTCTGGATCATATTTGCGATCTCTGTTTTCTAAGAATAATAAATCTTGTATATTGTTAGGACGTATCACAGAATTGTCAGGTTGTGTTGAATCTGTGGTGTTTGCTTGAGCATGTGGACCAAGGTATTTGTGTATGAATACACCAGTACCGCCAACATTAAAATGTTCGCGGATCACACGGTCTATCATCTTGTAGTCGTTACCTTTTTGTGGTTTCCATAAGCTCAGTCGTGGCATGTCTATATCCTTTTATACAAGTATTTATTCAAACAAAGATTGACAAAACTAGCGAATTATGTATAATCGTGTATATATAGCAGTATGGATGAGAAAAAATTGACAGATAAAGATTTATTACAAATACCAAGTTTTCTAAAGCGAGATGCTGAAAACAACATGGTTAATGCACCACAACCAGCAGTGCAAACACCTGTTGAAGCAGTAGTTGAAACAGTAGAACAGTCACAAAAAGTTGAAGAAATCAAGCCAAAACGTCCAAGTATTCAAGATCGTATGCGTACAAGGATGTTTAGGATTGTGGGTGATTTAGATGATGAATTTGAAAAAGTATGGGCTAGAGATGAAGATCCTAAAAAATTCAAAGCATATAATTATTTTTTAGCAAATGATATTCCTGGAGCATTTATGAAAATGCTCAAACAACAAGTTGATGTTTACATTGATGAACAGTCAAAAGGATTAGATTACAGAGATATCAAGCCAAAAGATCGTACTGATGAACAACAAGATTATGTTGAAGGATATGAAACTTATTCAAAAACACAAATGAAACAACATATTGCTTGGTGGCAACGTGTGTACAAAGATTGTGAAACTTGGGAAGCCAACAAAAAGAAACAGCGTAAACCAAGAAAATGGAAGCCACCGTCAAAAGAAAAAATGGCGGCCAAAGTAAAATATAAGCCAGAATTTCCTGAACTTAAATTGGTATCAGAACAACCGATCAATTTGATTGGTTGTTCAGCAGTGATAGTTTATAATACCAAAAACAGGAAACTAGGTATATATGAAGCTACTCACAAACATCATGGTTTGGCATTGAAAGGCACAACCCTTTTAAATTACAACACAGACGGTGCTTTACAGAAAACAGTACGTAAACCCCAAGAAGTGATGGAAAAGTTAAATAAGGGGGGTTTACAAGCGATTAAGAACACCTTTAACGCACTATCTACCACTGAAACCAAACTTAACGGACGTCTAAACAAAGAAACTGTACTAATCCGTATTTTCCAATAAAGAAATAAATACAAGTATAGGATATTAAAATGGCCAAACAGAAATCAAATAGAGATAAAATTATTGAAGATATGCGTAACCTACTAGGTGATGGTATGGTTGATGTTGAACTTGATCCAAAGCACTATAATCAGGGTTTGGATATGGCTTTTGATAGATTTAGACAAAGATCGTCAAATGCTAACGAAGAAGCAACATTGTTTTTGCAAATGCAACAAGACATAAACGAATACACATTGCCAACAGAAGTTATTGAAGTGCGTGAAACATTTAGACGTGCTCTAGGATCTGATCAGCAATCAGGTATTGATGTTGATCCATTTGAAATTGCCTACACTAACTTGTACTTTTTACAAGCAGGTAGAATTGGTGGCCTAACCACTTGGGAAGCATTCAGCCAATACCAGGAAACTGTGGGTAGATTGTTTGGTAACAAAATTAATTTTACTTGGGACACTGTGACTAAAAAACTAACAATCATTAGACGTCCAAGAAATGCAGAAACACTGTTACTTCAAGTGTACATGCGTAGAACAGATGAAACTCTATTAGATGATCCATACGCAAAGTCATGGATTAGAGAATATGCACTTGCACAGTGTAAAATGATGTTAGGTGAAGCAAGATCAAAATTTGGTCAATTACCTGGTGCACAAGGTGGTGTTACACTAAATGGTGCTGATCTCAAAGCAGAAGCACAGGCATCGATGGATAGATTAGAAGAAGAAATCAGAAATTACACAGACGGCGGCGACCCACTTGGTATAATAATCGGATAATTTCATTTGACAACATATCAATAATGTTATACTATAGTAACATGATTGAAGTTACTTTAGATATAGATAAAATTTCCAAACGAGATGAATACATAGGGCAATCAACAGGTACAAGTGTTGAAGGCGGTGCTCTTAATGCCAACTATAGAGAAGTTGATGCAGTAGCCAGAGTTGCAAATTATATGGGTATGCTTGGTTACAAATATGAAAAAGACTGGCATTGGGAAAATGCTGGTTGTGATGAATTAACTGTAAAAGTTGACAGCGAAGATATTGCAACACAATTAAAATTGAGGTGGTAAATTGATTATTGGGTTAGTAGGATGGATTGGCAGTGGTAAAAACACTGTAGCAGATATATTATCAACACAGCACAATTATAGAAAAGATTCATTTGCGGCACCATTAAAAGATGCCACAGCAAACATATTCAATTGGCCTAGGAAAACACTAGAAGGTGACACAGATCACAGCAGACATTTTAGAGAATGTGTTGATCCTTATTGGGCAAACAAACTCCAAATTAAAAATTTTACACCAAGATTAGCATTGCAAATTGTAGGTACAGAATTGTTTAGAGAACATTTTCATCCTAAAATTTGGCTAGACAGTCTAGAGCATAGATACATTGCCGGCGGTCAAAAGCCTACTATTATCACAGATTGTAGATTTAGAAATGAACTTGCTTTTATCAAACAAATGGGTGGGTTTACAATTAGAGTAAAACGTGGTGACGATCCACATTGGACTGAATTAGCCAAACAAGCACAGCAAGGTAATGATTTTGCTATACAACAATTAAGCGATATTGGTATACATGCAAGTGAATGGGATCATACTGGTGTGCTGGTGGACTTTATAATTGAAAATAATGGTACATTAGAGCAGTTGACTGACAAAGTAAGCAGTGTTGCTAAAGTATTAACCAAAGTATCTAAAGATAAAAAAGCCACACAAACATTTTAAACATCAGGCATTAAATCACCTTGACGCCATTTAAATTCTTCCATGGTCATGATTCTTTGACAGTTAGCACATATGGTTTTTAGATTATTAACAGCACTGTTGCGTAGATCACCATCAATGTGATACACATCTAGTTGTGCATGATGTTTGGCTTTAAAACCACACTTTTCACATATGGCTTTCTTTTTGTAGCCATGCTGTTGCCAAGTAGCAGTGTTGCTAACACCTTTGCCTTTGCTTAGACGTATACATTTGTCGCACATTTTACGATAATAAGTCTTATCGCCTTTTTTGTAATTAAAGGCTCTAGGTCTTGACTTACATTTTGTACATAATGGTCTATTGTCTGTCATATATGTATTTACTGCCCTTTAAAGGGAAAAATAATGGTGCTTTAACCACCCTCTTTTACCCAACTTCTAATAAATATAGTATATGATGGTGACAAGAATGTTGCCACAATTATGAAGGAGAGATTACAATGCCAGATTTAGTTTCACCGGGTGTAGCAGTTACAGTAACTGATGAATCGTTTTACGCCGGCGCGGCACAAGGTACAGTACCATTGTTTGTAGTGGCTTCAGCATCAAATAAAGCTGATCCAAGTTCTACAGGCTCAACAGCGGTAGGTACAACAAGTGCTAACGTGGGTAAAGCGTATTTGATCGGTTCACAGAGAGAACTGTTATCAACATTCGGTACACCAAACTTTTATTCTGCTGGTTCAACTATGTTACCAGGAGATGAAAGAAATGAATACGGTTTATTAGCCGCATATTCATACTTAGGAATTTCAAATAGAGCATACGTAGTTCGTGCTGATGTAAATTTAGCAGAACTTACAGGCTCAGCAACTGTTCCAGCAGGAGCACCAGCAAACGGTACATATTGGTTAGACACAACATCAACTGATTGGGGTGTGTATCAATATTCAAGTTCAGCTTGGAACAAAATTACACCAGCAGTATTAACTGACACACCAAGTTCAGAAGCAACATCAAATGTTAATGCCTCAGGTACACCAAAAGGTACTTATGGTACTAACGGTGATTTTGCTGTAGTAGTATCAACTACACCAGCAAGACTTTTTGAAAAGATTGCAGGTTCATGGCACCAAGTTGGTTCAACTGGTACTGGTGAATGGTTAGAATCAAAAGCAACTGCTTTAAGTGATGCATCGTTTACAGGTCAACAAGTTTATATGAGACCAGGAACAGGTGCGGCTCCATCTAGTCCACGAACAGGTTCGATTTGGGTTAAAACAACAGCAGTAGGCGGTGGTGCTAAACTAGTAGTAAAATACTATTCATCAGCAACATCACAATGGGCAACATTATCAGCACCATTGTACACTGACGATGATCATGCAGTAGCGGCTTTATCACCAACTGCAAATTCGTTATACGTACAATTTGATGATGATGGTTCAACTGATTGGAATAATGATAATATAGAAACAGGTCAAAACCAAACAGCAAACAACACATCACCAGAAGTAGAATACACAATTAAATTGAGAGGTTCTGCAACTACAACAACGGCTACTGGGACAGCAGACTTATCAAGTGGTATTAATGCAAAAAATGGTTCGTCAACAGGTAAAAAACTTAATATCTGTAATCAAGATGTAACAGTTACAGCGGCGGCAGGTGCCGGCAATGCTACAACACTTGCTGAAATAGTTGCAGGCATCAACAACGATGCTAACTTGGCAACATTAACTGTTAGAGCTTCTATTGATGCAAGTTCAGGTACAAAAGAATACTTGAAACTTGAAAGAACAAATGGTAAAGCAATTTGGTTAGAAGATACAACAGATGACGGAACTATTGATGGCGTTGATGTAGAAACTGATTTAGGTTTTGCAAACAATATGGGAACATCACCATACTGGCACATGGCTTCAATTTGGAGTGATTTGTCGTATGAAGGTTCACCAACTGCACCAACATCAAGTCCAGTAGATGGCACATTATGGTATGACACTAATTTAACAGCAGACTTATACATTGCTGAAAATGATGGTGGTACTATGAAATGGTTTGCATACGCAAACTCAAAAGACACATTTACTGCGTCAAATGTTAATACAGGTCCAAATGGCGAAGCGGCTGGTTTAAGAGACTTACAAATGGTTTCTACAGAACCAACTACACAGTCAGATGGTACAGCACTTGAAAACGGTGACATTTGGATTGATTCAAACGAATTAGAATCATATCCAATGATTTACAAATATAATACAACTTCATCAAGTTGGGTTTTAATTGACAACACTGATCAATCATCGGCTTCCGGCATTGTGTTTGGTGATGCAGTGGGTAATCCAGCTGGTACAACAACAGCGGCACAGGGTTGGGGTTCACCATATGCATCATTTGATGCAGATGCAGTAGATCCGGCAAACTATGCTGAAGGTACATTGTTATATAACACAAGAGTATCTGGTTATGTTGTAAAAGAGTACAAAACATCATATATTGTTAATAACACAAATATTGGTCCAATTTGGATTAATGCGGCAGGCAACAAAGCAGACGGATCACCATTTATGGGTAGAAAAGCTCAAAGACAAGTTGTTGTAACATCACTTCAAGGTGCATTTACATCAAACGATGAAATTAGAGCTGAATCAAGATTCTTTAACTTGATTGCTTGTCCTGGTTATCCAGAAACTTATGATGAAATGATTGCACTTAACACTGCAAAAAAAGAAACTGCATTTATTATTGTTGATGCACCATTTAGATTAAAAACTCCTTCAGAAGTGGCTAATTGGGCGTCAAACTCAGCAAATGCAACAACTAACGGTGAAGATGGATTAGTGTCACAATATACATATTCAGCAGTATACTATCCTTCAGCATTATCAACTGACTTAGAAGGCAACAACGTAGTTGTTCCGGCTTCGCATGTAGCATTAAGAACTATTGCATTTAATGATAACGCGGCATTCCAATGGTTTGCACCAGCAGGTTATCAAAGAGGCTTAGTATCAAATGCTTCTTCAGTAGGTTACATTGATGCAACATCGGGTGAATATAACTCAGTTGTATTAAGTGAAGGTTCAAGAGATACGTTATATGCATCTAAAATTAACCCAAT